AGAAAGGGTACGAGATATAATTCTTGATACCAATGATCTAGGACATGATTGTTTTTTTACAAGATTTTAATTATTTAGAGAAAACTATGAAAGAAAAAAAGTATAAATTTACAGTTATTGCTCAAGAGGAAACTGAGAAATTCAACTTGGGTTGGTTTGGTAAGATATCTTATGTTGAAGAAGAAGTTTGGACATTTAATGTTTATGAAAAGGATTTGCAAAAAGCAAAATATAAATTATTAGGTTTTAAAACAGTAGTTCATTGGGATTATGAAGAAGCTGCATAAAAGACTTGACACACAAAACGAATCAGTATATAATATAGGTATAGTTAACAAGAGAGAGATTATTATGACACCAGGCGTTTTTAAAAATAGATACATGAAAACAAGAAACATCTTTAAAGATATGAAGAAAGAACCTTTTGAGTCATTTGAAACATTAGAAGATTCTTACGAGATGCCTGAGGTTCTTGACTATGAGATAAAAGATGCAATATCTAATGCAGTATCAAAACTAACACCTAGAGAACAACTTGCGATAAAAGGAAGATTTTTTGAGGGTTTGACTTTTTGGCAGATAGGGGGAAGTTTTCGTCAAGTAGATCATGGTGTTTCAGAAGAGAGAGCAAGACAAGTTTTATCAAAAGCTTTACGAAAGTTAAGACACTTTTCAATGGGTTTAAAAGAAGTTGCATAAAAGACTTGACACAGAAAACGAATCAGTATATAATATATGTATAATTAATGAGAGAGGAAATATAATATGTTTGGACAACCATTACCAAAAGTTAAGTTAACCCCAAAGTTTAGTTTATTTTTAAATGACGATAAGTTTGTTACTTTTACATCTGACACTTTAGCAAAGTGTAAGGCGATGGCAAAGAAACTTGGTAAACCTTGTACTGTCTATGTTGACTATGGACGTAATTTTGCCCCTATATGGTCTAAGAGAGATTGGAGTATATAATGGCCTTTAATGAAGAATATTATAAAAGTATAGGTGGTGTTTTGGAATCAGATGATTATTATATTCAAGACGATTTGTTTTTAATAAGTTGGGCTCTACATGAAGGTTATAAAAACATTCACGAAAAACTAACGGATCTTATTCCATGTGAAGGCTCAGTTCCACAAGGACGTTCTGTTAACAAGTGTCTTGAAAAGTTTAGAGTTGCACAAAATCTAATCTACGATTTATTTAATAATGGTCTTATGAATAGAAAATCTCATTTCAGACAGTTCTTTGGTTGGGCTCCTTATACTAGGAATAATATAACTGATAATGAATTTAATCATTACAATTTAGAATTAGAACCTATCTATACAAAGATTATAATAGATGCGTACAAAGAGCAAAAGAATTTAGGAACTATATAATGAAAAAGTATTTTGTAAAATATAAGTATAAATTTCCTTTAGATGCATGGGATAGGCCTGGTGGTCAATATAGTCTTGCAGACTTACCCATTCGTAGTCATAAGGTATTAACCAGAGAGGGTATTATTCTTTCTAAAAATGACGAACATGATATGTTTAAAATTAAAGACTTACATGAGAAATTAATTACTGTGTGGGTTGATAAATCAGATGTGGAGATATTAAACCCATGAAAAAAATATTAATTATTATAACTTTAGTAACTATAGGTTGTCATCCTGTCAATGCATTTGAATTGCGAATGAATAATCAAGATGCACTTAAACAACAAATGATTGGGTTGTTATTAAATCAACTCTTTAATGGTAATCAAGTAAATGTTGGTAATACAAATATCAACAAGAATGTGATTGCAAATTGGGCTACCAACAAACATGAAAGAATGTGTTGGATTTCTCAAAAATATAATTCCAATGGTACAATTGTAAACAAACTACAATGTGATTAATTTTCCTTTCTTTGTTTCTTAACTAACTTTCCCTTTGCAGTATAAATACTTCAAAGGGATTTTTTTATGCAAACACAAAGACTATCATATTTTTCTGGTAGAGATGGATTTCTCTGGTGGGTTGGTGTTGTAGAAGATCGTACAGACCCTATGTCACTAGGAAGAGTACGAGTTAGAGTATTTGGTTATCATACATCAGATAAAACAAAACTTGCGACAATAGATTTGCCTTGGGCGTTTTGTATTCAACCTTGTACATCTGCTTCCTCTGGTGGTGTAGGAACTTCTCCGACAGGCCCAATAGAAGGAACATGGGTAATTGGTTTCTGGAGAGATCCAGACTTTCTACAAGAACCTATGGTGTTTGGAACGATACCTGGCTACATAGGGCCTAATGGTGCTCCTCAAGGTGGAGCTCCTTATGATTATTCACAAGATCAAAATCGTGAACCTGGCAAGATAAGTGAAAACACAGTTATTGCAGATGGGGTTACATCAGAGTTTGATTTACCAGCAAGTTCACAAGACTCTACAGTTCTAGTAACTAAAGATGGTATACCAGATAAAGCAACAAATGCACCAGCAACTTCATCTATGAATACAGAAGTTTCTACAGCAGAATTTTCTGGTGCAAGAGTATATACTAAAAATGACTTTCCATTATCTAATAGGGGTAGTAAAACTGCTAATGCTTTAAATAGATTAATACCATTTGTAAGAGATAGGATTGCACAAGGAATTAATAATTTTCTTCAATCCAATAGTGGTTGGGATATGAGTATAGGTTCTAGTTATAGAACTAATTCACAGCAACAAGAATTGTATAACAAATGGCTCGCCACCAGAAAGAATAAAGCCGCAAAGCCTGGTTTCTCTTGGCACAACTTTGCGTGTGCAGTTGATATAACAATATTCAGAGCAGATGGTTCTTATGATGATGGAAAAAAAGGAGATAGTAACTATACAGGAAGAGCTCGTTCTGCATTTAAATCTGCTAGAATGCAAAATGGTATTCCAAATGATATGGGTCACTTCTATCCATCAGAGTTTCCTAAGTATCCACCAAAGGCTGTAAGGATAGGAAAAAAGTCTGTTACTAAGTATGCGAATGAAAGAGGAGTATCAACTTAATGGCCTATGAAATAGAAGATAGAAAAATTAAATTTGATAAACCACCAGCAAAAGGTACAGAAGTAAATCTAAAAGTTTCTACTCAACAATCACTTAATGGTTTTGCTGATCCTCGTTCTTTCTATCCTCGTAGAGTAAATGAAGTTGATACAAATAGACTTGCAGTAAATGATGCAACTAAACAGCACCCTGTGGTCAATCTTAAAAGACAAAGAATAGATGATCTGGTAGGAGAACCAGAAACACAGTATGCGTCAAAGTATCCATACAATCATGTAAAGGAAACGGAGTCTGGTCATATCGTAGAGTTTGATGATACACCAGGCCATGAACGTATACATGAATATCATAGGTCTGGTACTTTTTACGAAGTACATCCAGATGGTACAAAGGTTACAAAGATTATCGGTGATGATTATGAGATTGTACATCAAAATAAAAAGTTAAGAGTAAGAGGAAATATTGAAGTCTATTGTGATGGTGATGCAGATTTGTATGTGCGTGGTTCGTTAACAGGACAAGTGGATGAGAATATAGATCTACACGCTGGTAAGAATATTAATATTCATGCTGGTAAGAATATGAGATTTTATGCAAATGACTCTATAGAGTTTACAGCACAGAAAGAATTAACTGCAACGTCTGTGGCAAAGATGACATTACAATCTCAAGCAGATATGAATATTAATGCAGAGGGTAATTACCTTACCAATATAAAAGGATTAAGTAAAATTACTTCTGATGGATATATTAGTATAAAATCTCCAAGTTCAATAATGATAAATGGAAATAGTACTATTGACATTCTTGGTGGTGGTGCTATGAACTTAAAAGGTAGTTCGATAGATTTAAATGATGATGTAACTAGATTAGAGGTAGAAAAAGTAGAAGATACAAAATATAAAGATAGTTCTGGTGTAAATTTATATAGTGAAGGTAAAGAAGTTGACGCACCATTAGAAGCTACAGTGCTTGATGCAAAAGACCTAAGTGCATTAGCAGATGAACAATCTGTTTTTGGTGAAGATGATATTCCAAAATCAGATGCAGATATTAAAACTGATGTTGCTTCTGGAAATGCATTACCTTCTTCATCTTCAGATTATAGTTACAATTCTATTGATGGAAGTTATAGTTCTGAAAGTGCATCAAGACCATTGATATCAGTTCCAGCAGTTCCAGACTTTCCAAAAGAACATGGATATTCAACTGGACAATCAGAATTACTTTATACAGAAGCTGCAAAGGTTACATCAATAGTAAAACCATCTAAGATAATACTTCCAGATGATGGATCTATAGATTACAATATGTACATATCTTCTAAGTATAAACTTTCTAAACTTACACTTGCACCACCTGTAGGACAAAAAATAAACAAGGGTAAAGAAGAATCAGAAAAAATTATTAATAAATTAAGAGTTCTTGCAGTTAATTGTTTAGATCCATTACTTGCAGAATATCCTAAACTAAGAATTAACATGGGATATTTTGAATCAAGGCCTGGCACATCTTCTGCACATTCATTAGGTGAAGCAGTTGACATACAAGTTGCAGATGCAAGTAAAGGAGAATACTTTGAGATTGCAATATGGATTAGAGAAAACTTACCACATGATTCTATCATACTACAATATAGAACTACTGGTTCTGGTATGCCTTGGATTCATCTTGGGTGTAAGGAGTCTGGTAATAGATCAGATATGATAACACAATACAATGGAAAAACAACAACTGAACTAGGACAGATTGCACAGTATTATGCCTAGTGTATGTAGAAAAGATGATACAGCTGGTGGTGCTCTAAGTGCATCACAAACTAAAGTAAAGGCGAATGGAAAATTAATTATAGTAAATGGTGATTCAGTTGCTTCTCATGGTTTGTCACCACATGATTCAGCAACAATTTCTGCTGGTTCTGGTATGAAGGTTAAAATTGGTGGTGTTAAAGTTTGTAATTCTGGAGATCTTGCATCATGTGGACATAGTGCAAGTAGTGATAGTAATGTTAAAATAGGGGATTAGAATGTTTGAATATAAATGTAAAGTTACAAATGTGGTTGATGGTGATACAGTTGATGTAGACATTGACTTAGGGTTTGGTGTTTGGTTAAGAGATCAAAGGATTAGACTATATGGTATTGATACACCAGAGTCAAGAACAAGTGATCCATTTGAAAAACCATATGGAAAGGCCGCAACAGAATTTTTAAAAAAATGGCTAGATGGTGGAGATGTTACAATTAAAACTTCCAAAGATGGAAGAGGAAAGTTTGGTAGAATACTTGGTGAACTATGGGTGTTTGATACGAATATTAATAAAAAGATGATTGAAGAACATCATGCAGTAGAATATCATGGACAATCTAAAGATGAGATTGCAGAGCAACATATTATAAATCGTGCCTTCCATGATTTGTAGAAATCGTTATAAATACAAATAGGGAGAAACGTAATGGTTGCAAATCCAAATGCATTTAAAGACGCAGAGAGTACAAGTGACTCTACTAGAAATGCACAAGTATTTACTGATATAAATTTAAATATGGTTAGGCATCCAGTTACTGGTGATATTGCAAAACTATCAAATGTAGAAGCTGTTAAAGCAAGTGTAAGAAATTTAATTAATACGAATAAAGGAGAAAGACCATTCCAACCAGAGATTGGTTCTGATATTCGTAAAGCTCTTTTTGAACCAATGACTAGTGCAGTATCAAGTTCTATTAAAACATTTGTAAGGGATTTAATAGAAACCTATGAACCAAGAGCAGAATTAGTAAGTGTTGATACTACTGAAGATTTTGATAACAACACTTATAATGTTACGATAACATTCTTTTTGATAAATTCACCCAGTGGTGTTCAATCAATGAATATACTTTTAGAGAGATTAAGATAAAATGGCTGGTAAATTACAAGTAACAGAATTAGATTTTGATAATATCAAAACAAATTTAAAAACCTATTTAAAAGGACAAAGTGAATTTTCAGATTATAATTTTGAAGGTTCTGGTTTATCTACTCTTGTAGATCTTCTTGCATATAATACACATTACTTAGCAATGAATGCAAATTATTTTACAAACGAAATGTTTTTAGATACTGCAACGACTCGTGACTCTGTCGTATCACACGCAAAGGGATTAGGATATACTCCTCGTTCATCAAGAGCTCCTAAAGCATTTGTTGATGTATCAGTGCCAGTATCAAATGCTAATGTTACCTCTGTTACTATGAGTAAAGGTACAAGGTTTACTACAAACTATGATGGAACAACTTATGGGTTTCTTGCTAATGAAGATATTACTTCTACTGTTTCTGGTAGTCGTGCAAGTTTTGTAAATGTTCCTATCTATGAAGGTACACTTGCAACAGTAAAATATACTGTAGATACTAACAATCCAGATAAAAAATATCTTGTCACAAGTAATAGAGCAGATACAACAACACTAAAAGTTTCAGTTCAAAATTCTGCAACTGATACAAGAATAGTAACTTATACTCTTGCAACTGAGCTTACAAATGTTACGGCTGCATCTCAAGTATACTTTATACAGGAAGAACATCATGGAGAGTTTGAAGTTTATTTTGGTGATAATGTTTTAGGTCAAGGTTTAGTAGATGGTAATATAGTTATATTAGAATATATTGTAACAAATCAATCAGAAGCAAATGGTGCAACAATATTTTCTGCACCAAGTATTGGTGGACAAAGTGGTGCATCTGTAACAACTATCGCAGACGCAACTGGTGGTGATGCTCCAGAAACTATACAATCAATAAAGTATTATGCACCATTAACTTATACTGCACAAAATAGAGCTGTTACTGCATATGATTATAAATCACTTATTCCTAAAGTTTATCCTAATGTTAAAAGTATTCAAGTGTGGGGTGGGGAAGATAATGATCCACCTATCTATGGTCAAGTATATGTTTCTATAACACCTACTGCTGGAACGACTTTAACACAAACACAAAAAGCAAATATTGTTTCAGATTTAAAACAATATAATATTGCATCTGTACGACCAGTAATAATAGATCCAGAAGTTTTATATGTTATTGTAGATATAGATTTTAGATATAATCCAATTAAAACTGTAAAAAGTGCTAGTGATTTAGAGTCTAGTATTACCACAATCGTAAGTAATTATAGTGGAGATACTTTAGAAAAATTTGATGGTATGTTCAGATATTCAGAACTTACAAGATTAATAGATAATTCAGATAGTTCTGTATTGAATAATATTACAAACATAAGATTATATAAAGCTTTCACTCCTAGTATTGCAGAATCAAAACAATATGATGTAAAATTTTATAATGCAATATATCACCCTTATGATAACAACGCATCTCCTGTGGTATCTTCTACAGGATTTACAATTGCTGGTTCTACCGAAACTCATTTTTTAGATGATAATGGTTCTGGTGTTATAAGAACATATAGAATGGTTGCAGATACTAGAACTTACGTGGATAGTAATGCTGGTACAATCAATTATGAAACTGGTGCAGTAGTTGTTAAAAATTTAAATGTTACATCTACTATTAATGGAAATGGTACAATTCATATATTTACTATACCAGATTCAAATGATATTATCCCAGTAAGAAATCAACTTATTTCTATTGATCTTGGTGGTTCTTCTATAACTGCACAGACAGATCAAAATGGAACAACTGCATCAGTTGGTTCTCATACTAGTGTAGGTTCTTTCGGTGGAACAACTACAGGAACTGGTACAGTAACATTTGGAACAACAACATCATCAACATCAGTAGCAAGCACTGCAACTAGTTCATCATCTTCAAGTAGTTCATCATCTTCATCTAGTGGTTATTAATAATGTCAGGCTGTCCCAGAACATCTAAATTAGAAAGTAAACTATCTCCTCATATTGAGGAACAACTACCAGAGTTTGTTCGCTCTGAACATCCTTTGTTTGCAACTTTCGTTAAACATTACTATCAATTTTTAGAAGCTGGTTGTTTAACACTAGGTGGTTCTAATGATTATCTTATACAAGAAACTTTAACAAGTAATTTAATTGTTGATATGAATAATGAAAAGATTGTTCTTGAAAGTTCTGTAGGTAAGTTTCAAGTCGGTGAAACCATTCGTGGAGAAAAAAGTAAATATACTGCAACAATACTGGTAGATGATTATGACTCTACTGGTAAAATTTACATCAGTTCACAACAAAAATTTGCAAAAGGTGAAAATGTAGTTGGATTAACTTCTGGTGCAAGAGCTGTTGTTAATGATTATCAAGGTAATCCTATACAGAACATACAACAATTATTGGCGTATGCAGATATTGATAATACTACATTTACTTTCTTTGATAAATTTAAAGCATCATTTTTAGAATCTTTGCCTGAGTCTATTACAGATGATATTAATATAAGAAATTTAATTAAAAATGTAAAAGACTTATACGAGGCAAGAGGTACAGCAGAAGGACATAGATTATTTTTTAGAATATTGTTTGATCAAGAATCTAGTTTACTATATCCAAAAGATAATATGATGAAACTTTCAGATGGTCAATGGGGTACTAATTACTTATTGAGAGTTAGAGAAGAAGGTAATTCAGACTTTTCAGAATTAGTAGGAAAAACTATTACTGGTGCATCTACTGGTACAACGGCTGTAGTTCAAGGTGTTACTAAATTTATCTATGGTTCAGACGTTATTGCAGAATTAAATTTAGATCGTGAAACAATCGTAGGAACTTTTGACTCTGGTTCTGCTGATCTAATGTTAATGGAAAGTGGTGAACATTTAGTTACTGAAGGTGAAGTAGGAGAAAAAATTCGTGAAGAAGGAACACTTGGAGAATTAATTAGTGGTATTTCTAATACAATAGACCTTGAAATTACTGCAAGAGTTGTTGGTATTACTAATAATGTTAGTCTTTCTAGCAGAGGACAATATTATAGAGTTAATGATACTATTCATTTTTCAACCAATCAAGATGTTTCGGTTGGTGTTAAGGGTGAAGTACGAAGTATTGGAACTGGTGGCGTAACTGATGTTTATGTTGAAAATGGTGGTACTGGATACACCATGTCAGACGTTGTTGCGTTTAATAATTCTAATACAAATGGTGTTGGTGCAAATGCAAAAATAACTGCACTAGGTGGTTATGTATCTATGGAAGGTATTACTTATCCAGACAATATAGTTTTAGAAGGAGCTTCAGATCATAATAAGTTAATAGTTACCGATACTGATAATGAAGTTTATGAATTGCTTCAAGAACAACAACTAGGAGATGATGATAATTTTCTTTTAGAAAATGGTCATAGAATTATTTTAGAAACTGCAACATTTGATCCAGATATTTTTCAACTAGAAGATGGTGGTGATATTCTTTTAGAAGATGGTGATGATATTCTTTTAGAAAGTTCGCCTCTTACAAATACAATAGGTAGTTCTATTAGAAATGTTTATGTTACAGGTTATGGTAATTCTTATACAAAGTTACCATCTGTTTCAATAACATCTTCTACAGGTTCTAATGCAACTACTCTTGCAACAACTACAGATGGTATTGGAAGAATATTAGAAATATTAATTAAGGATTATGGTGTAGGGTATAAACGCCCACCTACCATAACTTTTAATAAAAACGTAATTGTTAAAAATGTCACAGGAACATTTGAAAAAGGTGATGTAATAACAACTTTTGATGGTAGTGTTATATCATATGATAGTGCAACACAAATATTAGAAATACAATCTGAACTAGAACATTTTACTGATGGTGATCCTATCGTCACAACTAATGGTTCTGCAACTGCTCATCAATGTGTTCATGCAGAAGCTTCTGCAACCAATGGTGCAATCGTAGTTTCTAATGGAGATTTTACTGGACTAAGAGGACAACTTGACGAAGAACAAATGAAAATTCAAGATTCTAGATTTTATCAAGATTATTCTTATGTTGTGAAAGTTGGTGAATCTATTAACACTTGGAGAGATAGTATTAAGAGATCAGTTCACCCAGCTGGGTGGAATGTATTTGGTGAAGTATCTATTGCAACAACCCTTGCACAGGCACAACTTCATTCTATGAAGATACGAAATCCAGTTGCTGGTGATGTTATTGATTTTGTTTCTGATACAACAACATACTCACCAGAACTTGCATCTACATTAAGAACATTATTTTCTTCAAGGTTCAGAAGAAGATTAGGTACTGCTGATGATGGTACAACATTAAATA